AAGCAGCAAAATGTATATTATAGGGTTCAATAATAACGATTGACAACCAAAAACAAGTGTGTTAAACTATGAACACTTACTTTATATTCGGGGACATAACGGTAAATAGTAAAAAGCAGAGTAAAACTATGAAAAAACGTACCAGAAGCATACTAGATGAGTTAAGAAATATTGGCAGAGTCAATGATGCAGAGGCCTTTATTGAAACAACAGGCTCTAACATCATCGAAAGTGCTGTGAATCTGCTCAACACCATAAGAGAAAATTACCCAGAAGAACAAGCACAAGAACTTGAAAGACGTTTTTTAAACAGTATCCGCAACAGAGAAGCAAAAAAGTTTCAAGTGGGTGTAAAAAAGATAATTGAAAGCAAAAAGTCAAATGATTCTTAAAGAAGGCGGTAATGTGTTCAAAGATCCTAATGGACAATTAGCCACTCAACGAATTAATCAAGCAGATGTGGCTCCCACACTTGCCTGGTTAGAAAAAATTACAGGATTAGATTTACAAACCAACATGTTAGGCACAACAGGCAAAGCACCTACATCTGGTGACTTGGATGTTGCAGTGGATCAAAATAAGATTTCAAAAGATCAACTGGCAGACAAATTGAATCAATGGGCTATACAAAACAAACAAGATCCTAAACTGTGGGTAAAGAAAAGTGGCATCAGTGTGCATTTTAAAACTCCCATCAGAGGCAGTGCAAAGAACGGATACGTTCAATCAGACTTGATGTTTGGAGATCCTGAATGGATGCGATGGAGTCTTCAAGGTGGCGAGCCTGGATCACCATACAAAGGTGCAGACAGACACGTGATGATGGCATCAATTGCCAAACCACTTGGATACAAATGGAGTCACAAAGCAGGACTGTTAGCAAGAGACACCAACGAACCTATCACAAAAGATCCTAACAAGATTGCTGAACTGTTGTTGGGCAAAGGTGCAACAGCAAATGATTTAAACACTGTGGAAACTATTCATGCAAAAATAAAAGACAGATCAGATTATGATACGTTGGTAGCAGATGTAAAAGATTCATTTGCCAAGATGGGCAAAACGTTGCCAGAGAGTATACATGATCCAATTGGTTGGTACAGAACATTATTAAACAAAATAAAAATATGAGACTGGTAGAATTTAAACAGGTAGACAAAAAGAATTTGATTCTTAAAGAATCAAGAATACAACACGCAGAAGATTTAATTTTCTGGGAAGGTTCTAAAGGAGCCATCAGAGCAATAGAACAATTACAATCATTGAGTCAAAGCACACAGTCATTGACAATCAAATGGGATGGTTCACCTGCTGTGGTGTTTGGAAGAAATCCTAATGGTGAATTTATTTTTACAGACAAGTCAGGTTTTGTAGCAAAAGGGTATGATGGGAGAGCAACCAACTCAGCAGATTTAAAAAGTGCTATCATGGGCAGAGGAAAAGATCCTGCAAAAAGAAAAGCACAGGAACAGTATGCTTCTAAAATGGCTTCAGTGTTTGATGTTATGCAACAAGCAGTACCTGAAAACTTTCAAGGTTATTTTGTTGGAGACATGTTGTATTTTCAAACTCCTAAAAAAGCAGGAAACAATTTTGTATTCAAACCCAATGTGGTAGAATATGCTGTGGACTCTACAAGCGACATGGGACAAAAAATTGGCAACAGCACCGTAGGAGTTGTTGTGCATCACACATTGTCTGAGGATGGAAAAATATTACCCATTAAAGATTTAGATATTATTCAAGGCAGTGTGTTGGCAATACCACCCACAACACTGAATAAAAAAGATCCTATTCAAGTTAAAGGTGTAGATCAATTGAAATCAATAGTGAACAACAGTGGAGCAGAAATAGACACCCTGTTGAACAAAAATAAAATAGCAGAAATGAAATTAACAGATTTACCTAATATTTTGTACACTTATACCAACAGCAAAGTGGACACAGGATTAAACAGATTGGGAGATGATTTTCTTAAATGGTTGGCGGCAAGTGCGGTGAGTCAACCCAAAAGAATCAAAATTAAAGAATATGTAAAAGCAAACGTACAAGCATTCAGCAAACTATGGTTTTTGGTTGGCGGAATAATGAAAGTTAAAGATTCAATCATCAATCAATTGGATCAGGCTCAAGGAGATATCACAGCAACAATCAACGGCAAACCAGGCGGTGAAGGCTATGTGTTGGGTTCACCTGAAGGTAATATTAAATTAGTGAAACGTTCTGGCTTCAGTAAAGCCAACAGAGCGATAAATAGATAGGGAGAACAATATGAAAGCAAAAGAATTTATTAGAGAATTTAGAGACATAGATCCAGCAGATGATCCAAATTCAGGAATGGATAGAGAATTCAAACAGGATTCTATATTCAATCAATTGGGGAAAATATTGGACAGTCAAGGCAATCCAAATCCATTGGACACAGTTACAACAGATGATGGCAAAAAATTTAAAGTTACATTTAAGCAAGCCACACTGTTGAGAAGATTGTTAACTGCACCCACAATAAAACCTCAGGTGAAATCACAGTTTACAAAAGATCTTCAACAAAGTCAAACACTTGAAAAATATTTACAAGCAGATGACATGGTAGAGTTGTTTATTTCTACATATAATCCAGAAAAAACAGAACCTAGTCCATACACCAAATACGAAAACTAAGACAGAGGATTTGTCCGTTTCAATTATGACGACAAAACTATCAACACAAACTGACACTTCACTGGACTTTTTAAGTTCACTGTTTGAAGCACGAATGACTCGTGACTCACAGGATCATAAAGTTCTTACCTACACAGATTGTGCTGAAAGATTGTATATCACACTGTTGATCATGCAACTGTTGAATCAATATCCCACATACAGACAGTTGGCTTCCAAATACTCCAGAGACACAAAACATTCAAACTATGATAGATTCAGAATGTATTCAACAGATTTGTACAATTTTGTGTATTTTGTGACAGGTGACGATGAAGCACTGGACAAACTGAAAGATCCAGACAGTGCCAAAGCAATGAGGAAGAAAAGCAGATTCCCCACAATGGCATTCAATAGATATTTGTCAGCACTACAACAAGGATTGATTGCACCCAGTATCATGCAGGTGTTCTTGAACATAGAATCAGGACTCAACATAAGAAACACAGATTACAAGTCAATCAGAAGAAGTTTGTTTCAATTCAACACACTGTCTACACGTGACAAACAAAACCTTGTGACAAGACTGCTTCATGCCGCAAGAGCCAAATTGAGAAGTTCAGACAGCATAGAACATCTAGAAAAATTAGCCTCAGATAGAAATCTTGAAACAGGCAGAGTGGATGATGCTGAACCTAAAGTGAGTGTGCCAGATGTGAGCACTCAAGGCAGAGACCTTGCACTGTACAGATACATCATGGGTGGCAAAAATCTAGTGGCAGTGAAACGTTTTATAGATTCGGCACTGTCAGGCAAATCAATACCTTCTTCAATTGTGCAGGCATATCTGCCAGCAATACAATTAATTGACGATATTGTGAAAGCAGGCCCTTCTTATGTGAGTGTGCTAAAAGCACTGCAATCTAGAGCCAAAAAAAGCCGTAAATAATATATTACCACACAATTATTACCAAAACCTTATAAATACTTGCATATACACTTCGGAGCGAAGTGTGTCATTAACAAGAAAAAAGGAGAAAAATAATGGCATCATTAACATCAAATGCAGTAGCAAAAGCAGGTAATGGTTTAGGTGGAAAAACACACATCTTAACTGTTGACCTAAACAATAGCGGTAATCACACACAAGCAACTATCGATGGTTTCGTAAAAGGAATCCAACACGGTAAAGGTCTTGTAACATCATCTGTAAAAGATGCGTTCACAGTAGCAGGCATCGTAGGAGCAGTAGGTGACGCGGCAATCACAGTAGCAGTACAAGGTACTGGTACTCCAAGCACAGTTGCTCAAGAATACTTTGCTAACGTAGATATTACATCAGTAATAACTTTTGACCAAGCGTAATCGTTAGGTTAATAAACAACATTAAAAGAGCGTTCAGGAAACTGGACGCTCTTTTTTTATGACTTATAAGTACGTATGCTAGGAACAACAGCATATGAGATACAAAATTTTATCATTGTTAGATATAACAAAAACTGGAGCTCGTCGTGATCGTGACAGAGACAGCAAGTCAATCGATCAATTCAGCAACTACATGACATTTGAAAATTCTTTGCAACTGCGATCCAATATGAATATGATAGTGGCGCCAAAAGCAGAACGACAAGACATTACCAATTTGAGATTTGGTGACAATTATCAGGGAGAACACATGGTGTGGACAGCCACAGTTGAACCTGATTTTCCTGACGCTGTCAATGTGGATTCACTGAAACAAGATTTTGATTTGGTTCCAATGGTGATTGGTTTGGATGAATCAATTAATATAAAAACAGGTGTGTTCAGAACCATGGACACAGACCACACCAACATCATGTTCATTAAACAGTTAGATAACTAACATAAACACTATATAAATACATGTATAAGGCTTAATGAGGCATAACATAATAGGCATCTTCCAAGAGAAATAAAATTGATACAATAACCGGAAGAGAGAGAAAATGGCTACAGAGCTAGAAAAACAAAATTTAGAAGCACACGTTGATTTGTGTGAACAAAGATATAAGAACCTTGAAACTCGTTTGGATAAAATTGAGGAGAAGGTTGAAGATATCCACACCGACATTCAACATGGCAACAAGAGCATGGTGAAAGTGATCATCGGTGCAACAGGCACAATAGTTGCTGGACTGTTATCCACCATTGTTGTACTGTTATTAAAATTTCCAGGTTAATTCAAACACCCCCCACAACTGCTAAATATTCATACAACACAGGGTAAAGTATGAAAATTACAGAAATAGTCACAGAATCAGTTGTCCAAATTTGGTCACGTTCCAAAACAGGCAAAATGGTGAGGAAGTACAGATGCACAGCAGGTCCGCGTAAAGGACGTGTGGTCAGTTCTCCTTCAGTGTGTACTCAACCTAAAAAATTAGGATCAGTGATGGCAATCAAAAAAGCCAAAGCAAGATCAGGATCCACAATGAAAATTAAGAGATCCAGAACAAAGAAAACTGCTGGAGCCAGTATTAGATTAGGAAAATTAAATAGACCTAGTACATCTAGAAGCAGACCAAATAGACGAAGTGTTGGAAGAAAAACATTCAGAAGAAGCGGTGGCGGAAAAAGGAAACCAATAAGCACATGAAGATAATTGAAATTACAGAAACTCCGTACCTACAAAAAACATTGAACACTTTGGGCAATGCACAACGAACTGGAGCACCTATACCTCCAAATAAATTACCCAAAGGTCCGATAAAGAATATATCAACCAAAGCACCAATAAGTCAAGCAAACAGGCAGGCTGATCAAAATTTGATCAAACCAGGTAAAACTGTGCCAATGCCAACAGCATCAAACAAAGAAACAGATTATGAAGTGGACAACGTGCAAGGAGATCAAGTTACAATGAAAACTAAAACTCCTTCAGCTCAAGCACCTCAATCGATTACAGTGAAGAAAAAAGATTTAGATCCTGTGATTACCAATCTACAACGTAGACAAAAAGCAACACAATAATGAAAATAAACGAACTTGTAACAGAATTTGTAATTCAAACTTCCAACGAAGAACAACAGATGTTGGATAAACTAAAAGAAATAACAAATATAGATATCTTTTTAGAAAGAGAACAAGAAGTGATACGAAATCTTATTAACAAGAGTTTGGTACGTCGCATTGAACAGGGCGACAAAACATTGGTGGTTGCAAATGGATCTAAAGAAACTATCTAAAAAACTTAAATTATTCATAGACAAACAGGCTGAACAAATCTGTTTGCCCATTCAACATGGCAACAGTTTGAGGATCAAAAACTTTGTGGTGCGTGAAAACAGTATAGGATTTCTATTGTATGATATCAAAAATCACAAGCAAGTTGCCACAACATTCACAAAAACAGCGGCATTGGCAATGGCCCGACAGATGTCACAAAACAACCAACAAAGCCTGCGTCATATAGGCTCAACAGATGATCTAATACACCACAAATACAATGAATGTGTGTTCTACAAGCACACAATAGCCAGAACCGATGATGACATCAAGCGAGAATCTGCTAAAATACGATACGATATTGCATGGGAGGATCTACTCAAGTTAAGAGACACCCTGGACGACTACATATTTGATAAATAAAATAGCAAAGGAACAAAGCAATGAAAATAGAGCAATTTAGACACCAAGCAACAACAGAACAGTTGAACGATAGACTGTCAAAAGTGTTTGGATCAGCAATACAATTAGATCAATTCACAGATGCACAGTTAGAAACTGCTCGTACAAGTGTATTACACAAAATTGCCAACATAGAACAAAATGAGTCCTTTGATGGTTTAAGTCACAACGAAGACTACCACAAGCAAAAAATGTTTTTAGACGTATTAGATTCTGCAATCAATGACAGAACAGTAGAAGCAAAATTACAAAACGATATTTTAGTCCAAGCAGATGAAATAATTGGTGATTATTTTGACATGGATAAAGAAGCATTAAAAATGAATAAAGATGCCGTTATTGCTGACATAGAGAAAAGACAAGCAACAGCACAAGGTGACGAAGCATCTGCTTTACATTATGCAAAACAAAAAGTAGAACAAGATTTCGACGATACTGGAGCAGAAATTGAAAATCCAAATGAAGGTAATCAATTTGCACAGGCAGTACAGAAAGCCAAAGCGGCAGGCATGAAAGCAGGCGACAAGTTCAAAGTAGGCGATAAAGAATTCACACTTAAAGATGCAGAAGACTTATTGGCAAAAACAATGAATGAAAAAGCGAAGCCAGACTTTTTAGACATGGACAAAGATGGCGATAAAAAAGAACCTATGAAAAAAGCAATTAAAGACAAAAAGAAATCAGTTAAAGAAGGCGCAGAAGAATCAGCTCAATTGGTAATGGCGGCTAAAGACATGGTTGATAAAATTACTGGTTGGATGGAAAACACAGCATCTATGCAAACTGAAACAATGCTAGAGTTAGCAGATGCTATTAGAGACGAAATGGGAGTAGAACAATCTGAACAATTTACTAATGCAGTGAAGCCAAGTTTAGAATCTTTATACACTTCATTAGAAGCAACAAGAGAATCACTAACAGGCGGCGTAGCCGTACTGACAGGCGAACAAGCACCAGATACAATTGGAGCGGACAGCGATACTATGGAACCAGAGATGGAACCTACAACAGATGCTGATGCAGACATGCCAGATCAAGCAGACGATTTTTCGGCAAGCGAACCAGCAACAGGCGGTGAAGAACCAGCAGACAGAAGCAAACGAGAAGCAATCATTCATTTGTCTAGAAGACTAGCAGAAACACTTTCAACAAGTTCAAAAAAAAAGGCTTAATTTCTGAAGCCTCAGGCACAGAGTTAATTCAAGTTCTTAGAAATTTAATCAGCAGTGCTGATTCACGCAATCAAAAAGCATACTTGTCTTTTGATGCGTTGAACAAGATAATGACCAACGTCGGAGGCTTCTCAATCAATCACGACAGTTTTAAAAATCTCTACAACAAGAATTCTTCAATCAAAAAAATGATCAAAACATTTGACAAGTCGGGTATCACACTTGACACTGACGCTGAAGAACCAAACATTCCTACAAAAAAAGGTGACCGCTCTGCCAGTTTAAACACCATGGCAAAGAGAGCAACCAAAAAACGCACATAACACTTGACATTTACACTAATATACTGTAAAGTAATATTTTTGCTCAATGACATTGATAACAAACAAAATAGATTATAAAAAATTATCACGAACTTCTCTTAATGGTAAAAGAGTTTATCAGTGCCCAGATGGCAGTGCTGTGGCATCAGTGACCACCATATTGGATGCAACCAAAGACAAAACACATCTTATAGAATGGCGCAAAAGAGTTGGTGAACAAAATGCAAAACGTATTACCACAGAAGCCGCAGGCATAGGAACAAGAATGCACAAATATCTTGAAGACTATATTGAACTAGGCGAATGGCCTTCTCCAGGATCTAATCCTTATGCCAAACAAGCATTTGAAATGGCACAAGTTGTGTATAAAAATGCATTGGTGGATGTTAATGAAATATGGGGATCAGAAATTGGACTTTACTTTCCTAAAATTTATGCAGGTACCACAGATTGTGTTGGAGAGTACAAAGGAGCACCTTGCATCATTGACTTTAAACAGACCAACAAGCCCAAAAAGAAAGAATGGATCGAAGATTATTTTTTACAGTTGGTGGCTTATGCTGAAGCACACAATGAAATTTACAATACAGATATCAAAGAAGGACACGTGTTCATGTGTGCTAGGGATTTTACATACCAACAATTTGATATTACCCCTCTAAATTACAGCAAATACAAAGATCAGTGGTGGCGTAGAGTAGAAGAGTATTATATTAAACACGCAGTTTAAATCAACATCAATTATACCAAGTCACTCGATAAATACACACAGCAGGAGAAAAACATTGGCAATTGTATCAATATCAAGAATTCAGATTAGAAGAGGTAGAAAGAACCTAGGTTCTGGATTACCACAACTAGCGGGCGGAGAACTAGGTTGGGCAGTGGACACACAAGAACTTTACATAGGTAATGGTGCTGTGTCTGAAGGTGCTCCAGCAGTAGGCAATTCTAAAGTGTTAACAGAACATGACAATCTGTTTGAGTTGAGTGATCAATACACTTATCGTAATGGTTCAAACATACAAACAGGTGCTACCGCGGCAACTCCTATCAAAAGAAGTTTACAATCAAGACTAGATGATATTGTCAATGCTACATCTTTTGGTGCAGTAGGTGATGGCACAACAGATGACACACTAGCATTACAAAGAGCGATTGATCAACTGTTTCTTCCTTGGAGCAGTTCACCAGATGCAGACAACTACAAAAAAAGAATCACACTAAAATTATCTGCAGGATTATACAAAATTACAAACAGTTTAAAATTACCTCCTCATGCTTCGATCATCGGCGACGGCAGTGACAAAACTGTAATAAATCAAACAGGAGTTTTTCCTGTGTTAGAAACAATCAATGGCGAGGGCATTGCGGCACAAACAACTTCATTGAATCAAGCAACCAATATTGAATTAAAAGGATTGACTCTTGATAGCAACACCACACAACCAGGATTAAAATTAGCAAGTTGTAAAAACAGTTCATTCACAGACATCAACATCAAAGGTCCATGGGTTCAGGCACAAGGAGCCGCATTGGTGGCAACACAAATTGGAATTTTATTAGAAGCAACATCTACTCCAGTAACATCCAAAGACAATAAATTTGAAAAAATTAAAATATCTAATTTTTCATATGCAGTATCAAGCGATGATGATATTGTACACAACACATTTGATAATTCTATGATTGAAGAATGTGGATACGGAGTTGTGTTTGGAAAAGACACTGTGCTAGGTGCTGTTGGACAAGCAACAGGTCCAGTCAACAACACTGTTAGCAATACAAAATTTAATGAAATCAATCAGCAAGGTATTTGGATTAAAAATGGAGCAGGCAATATCAGTCAAGCAAACAACTTTTTAAAAGTTGGTAATGATGCTGGACTAGACACTGCACCAAAACACAGTGTGATTAAATTCGAAAGCAATCAAAATGTTACTCAAAATGATTTTTTTGCTAGAACAAACGCAATGATACGCAACTTCAACAATATCGCTTACATCACAGAAGTGGAAGGATCATATTCAGGCAACTTTAATTTCACCAATAAATTTAATATTGGACAATTAAATGCATA